CTCATGTTGATCCGTACGGCTCTTTTGCCAGGAAGGACCCGCGTTACTGATTTAAATATATGTTCTTTATAAATCCACGTCTATCCATTTATTACCTCTAAATCATCCTTGTCTGTGGTTATATTCATTTAATGCAATATTTATTTTCTTACCTAATTTTTTCAGCTCGTTCGAATCCCTATGGGACAACCAACGTCTATGTTCGAAATTTTTATCTGTTCTTCCTCTAAAAAAAATTAGTGCCATTAACATCTCAACATCAATTTCAGGATATCTCGCTATTACAGATTTTCGTGTATAAAATGATCTCTCAGATTTTAATATCAACCCGCACTCTTCGGGGATTTCTTCTTTATCAGTTAGCCCCTTCGGCACAACAAAATAAAAACGATTACAACATGGTAAATATTTTTTATATTTTTCTGATCTAATATCGTGCAACAAATCTCCCCGGCTTATCTTACATTCAAATATATCAATATTGAATTTTGTATATGAAGGTCTAACAATAAGCACATCAGCAATTGGTACACCATTTTTTCTATAATAATTAGCCCAAATAGAACCGAGCGGAACTTCGAAATAAGGTGTTTTCTTTGCTCTCGCAAATTCAATAACAAAATCCCTATGTGTGTTCAAATTACTCCTATCCTTACCATGTCATACAAAAACAACTTATGGAATATTCATGTGATCCTGCTTAAATAAAATTCCAATTCACGTTTAAATGTCGGGCTCATCTCCTTTTCGATGATATCCTGGAATGCTTTCTCCCCTTCTTTCTCGAACATCTTAGGCGGGGATACGGTAAACAATTGCTTGATCGGCAGCCGGGCCGTTCCCTTGCGCATCCATACCTGGATTTTCCCGCTCTTCATGGTAGCGATAAAAGCATGGCGAATGAGCTTACGTCCCTCTGTTTTCTTTATCCGCACGGATGTGCCTTTAGCCCTCTGCCTGGCACCGAATAGAATAACAGGCATCTTCTTACCGCTGATGACAAGCAATGCTTCTGGTTTCGCTCTCCGTGCCCGGTATATGCGCGTACTCTGCTTTAAGTCACCAGCCTTAACGTTATAGACTTCCCTCACCTTCTGGGTCGCCCGCTTCCGGCCGGTAACGATTAAACGGTTGACGGTCCGCAGGATCGCCTTCTCGAAAGCACTTCGGTACTCACTCGGTTGGCCCGGCATCTTTCTTCCCCTTCTCTGGTTTTTCCTTTTCCTCTTCTTTTACTTTTTCTGATTTCGCATCGTGAGTTCGTATTTGCTGATCCAATTCACCCAATTCTACTGCCCCAACAGCATTGTAATACTGATTTTCCTTTTCAAACTTCTGCTTAGCCTTCTCAGCATTATCCGCGCTGATGATTTTCTTATCAACCGTTGGCACCGATGATCCACGGTACTGCTTTTTCTTTAATCCGGTAACTTCAAATTTCTTTGCCATTGTCTTACCCTCTCTTAATTTATTTTGTTCTGGTGATTTTATTTAGGATCCTCTTAAATATCTCATGGTAACTTAATTCGTGGACTAAGTAATTTATAAACGCAAACAACAACAGATACAAGCTAACACCGATCATACCTACTGCTATAAAAAACCACATAAGCCTGGAGCCGTCATGCCAGGCATCCCGGGTATCCTTTGTATGAATACTAAAATAACCACTATTCAGAGGCCTCTGGAAATGAATATAATCCATAAAGCCTTTAGTGAAAGATGCCAGAGCAAAAAAGATAACGTACCACAATAATGATTTCATTTTTCTTCAAATTGCCTTCTATATTCCTCAGCGTCTATCATTTCTGCTCCTGCTTCATTCTTAAATAAAGTAATTCCATTGATCCAATCATTTCTCTGATTAGTCGGAATTGTATTGCAATTAACCCAGAATTATGCTCGCTTTTACCGCATAATATATCTGTATATTCTTTTGGATATTTGTTTCGAATATGCTGACGAATGGCATTACAAATGTGGCGGAAACCAAGATCTCCGTTGTCTAAATCCTCAACAAGTTGGTCAAACTTATTAGTGGCCATCATTTCTGCTCCAATGCTTTTTGTGCATCATCCTGTCTTTGATGCCATTCGATTTGTTTTTCCTATGTGTAGGTTCCTTTTGCATCAAATCCAGTAGTTTGCCATTGCTTTATCTAAAAAAAACTCGCATTCTTGTTCTATAGCCATTTTCATATCATAAGTGTTAGATTTAGATACAACCCATTTTTTAATCCTTCGTATGCCATCCTCCAGTTGTTTGATTTGCTCTTTGAATGTTGCCTTCTCATCAAGATACATCCTTCGTTCTTCTTCCAGTTGTTTGACTTTGATCACTTGTTTGTCTCTATCTTTAAGGGCAATCTTTGCAGCTTCCCTGAAATCTTCACAATCCTTTTCCAGTTTGTTTATATAATCGCCAACAACTTGATGAATTAAATATGTTGTATCTCCCAATTTTATAGGCACTCGTAAACTCATTTCTCCTCCAATACTTTTTTACACTTTTCACAAATAACTTTTTGTGGTGTTTTAAGATCTTTAGAATGCGTAGTAAAAGTTTTACTATGACCACATTCCAATTCTAACTCCCACGAAAGACCCCCCAAATTAATTCCCATCCATTCAGCCCTAATGACCTCTTTCCTTATATTACTCATTTCTTCTCCTTTAAGAATCAAATATATCATGCTCTATGCAGATATCATGTATATCTGGGATGGCTTTGTATACATAAAAATCACCGTCACAAATATTAATCTGCTTTATGTATCTTTGCCCTTTTTTAATTTTCCAACCATTTTTTCTTGCCATGACAATTTTTCTTAATTCGGCGAATTCAAAACCACTAATATCTTCTCTTATCCATTCACACGCTGAACAATTATAGTCTTTTCTGGCGATTGGATATTCTTCTCTTAATACTGTAATACTCACCTTATCCTCCTAAAGTAAACCGGAGACATTACTGTCCATCCACACTTTTATCCCTGCATAATTATTCTGTGTCCATTTTTCGGTATCTGGATAAACACAATATTTAGTTGCATCCGGATGCATATTCGCGATTTACTCTTTCTCGCCCTTAGATAAAATCACCATCACCGGCTCTTTATTACCATCATATATTTTATTACCAACTTTTACCTTCATCTATCCTCCAATTTTCCCCTGAATGGAACTGTACTATTTTTATCATAAGTCCGGAATTTGAATTTTCTTTTTATTCTTTTCCAAAATGTATTACAGCGCCAACATGGAATTTTATTTATCTCAATTCCCATTGGTCCATAATCCCAATACCAGCCCCCACCTTCACAAATAGGACAATCCGGGTCTCCGATTAAATCATCGATATTTTGTTTTATTTTCATTTCCCCTCAAAACCTTTAGTGAAAGATGCCAGGGCAAAAAAGATAACATACCACAATAATGATTTCATTCTCTAATTATCTCTCCCATCTCGCTCCGCCAGGCGTTTGTGGTTTTAATAGCATTGGTTTATGATAAAACGCTTGATTACTAGGACCTGAATAGACACTGCCTATTGTTCTGGCAATTATTCTTCCACAAAGCCATTTCCCATCTTCAATTGTTTCATATAAAAAAACGGCCGAATCAGGATTCATTGAAAACAATGTATCATGATTAACGGCTTTAAATAAATATGGAGTCCAGTTACTTAAAGAATCAATTGGTACATAAAATGGTGATTGTAATGTATCGGATACTTCTGCGACAAAAATCATATATTCATAGGTTATATCATCGGTATTATAATCCCATACCAGTTTGTAAGTATGATTTTGTGCCTGTAAATTGCAATCAAAGAATATCCACAATATTGCAAATAATAAAAGTATATTTTTCATTTTTTACTCCTTTGGAAATTCAGTCGGAAATAATCCCTTAGAAAAAAAATTATTAAAATCTTTAGCATGTATTAATTCACCGCAATAATGAATCTGCTTAATGAAAACTGGGATACTCGATTCCCGGCATTGACGTATGATATAATCAATCCAGGAAAGCTGGCATTTTCTACGTTTTGGCCCGGATTCCGCTCCGACAATCACCCAATCAAGTCTTTCTGACCAATCTTTATGATCGATGCCATAATTTCTCCCGGACAATTCAAGATCTATCGTTTCAAGCAACGGCTCACAGGAAACAAAATGTACTTTTGCTGGAATCGACAGGAGAACTGGTATCCGTTCATCCGCTGTTTTTTGATCTTCAACCGAAACACCGAGCCAGATATGACCAACATTTCTCATAATCCATTCATTATCATGCAAATAATTTTTTAAATTTTTAGGTCTTTTTGTTAGAATCATATAAATATGTTGATCAGCATTTAACATCGTATTAAACACACAATCAATATCAGAGAAATAAATACTTTCATGAAATAAATCAGCCATACTGCATACAAATATTTTACATGGCTTTTTCCAATGCAGCGGCTGCTCTAATCTTTCCGGATGACACAATATAGCATCAAATGGACGCTTTACTTTTTTCCCAGTATCCTGATATCTGATTTTATCAATCCAGAATCTATTCGCAAAGGATTCAGCATAACAATTCCGGCATCCTTCCGAAACTTTAGTGCAACCAGTTACTGGATTCCAGACCTTATCCGTCCATTCTATTTTTGATGTTCCCATCAGATATTATATCCCTTTTCTTTCAACCAGAGAAACAGCGAATCAACCGTATCACGAACAATCAAAGTCTTCACCCCGGATGATTTTAATTTATATATTACATCGTGCTGTCCGCTGGTTAACGCGCCGGATCCTGTTTTGCATTCAATTGCCAGTAAAAACGGATGATAGCAAAAAAAATCAGGCCAGTTCTTGGCAGGCGCATTTTGAACCTGGCCGCATTTGAAACAGCGATAATTGGAAACACGCATAAAAGAAATATCGAGCAAGGATAAAGTCCGGCCGACTGCTTCCTCCAATTGTTTCGCCCGGATAGATGAAGTACGCTGTAATCCGGATCTATTTCTTATCGCTTTTTTGTTTTTCACGTAAGTCACTTTCATGCGCCCCTCTTACGAATTCAACCGCTCTTTTCCAGGCAGTTCCGATGTAATACTGATAACATTTTTTAATTTCCGATGAACATTTAGGGCAATACCTGCTCTTAACTTTTCCCTTTATCTCGGCCTTACAGATATCACAGATCATCAGGGTTCCAATTCATTTCATTTTCCCTGGCAATCTTCATAGCACAGTTGTCACAGGTATATATATCGCCATATTTTGATTTCACTTTTCGATAGGCAAGTCTAAGGCAATTTGGATTATTTATTTTATTTCTAACCTCACAAACACGCATTTTTGATGTATCGATTGTCTGCCATTTTTCCTTAACCGGAAATTTTTCCCTGGCCATTGTCAATACATCGGCCCGTCCAATAAGTATCCTGTTTACATGCGCCTGCATTTTGTAATTTCTACTGATAACTTTATGTCCCATTTACCCTCAATTTTAAAATTAACCAGGTTTAAATTTTATACTATCCCCCGGGAATTGGCATAGCCCGTTTATTCAGAGCATCCTTAAGCAAAACCTTATCATCAGACGTTAAATCTATCGAATTTAAAGCCTCTTCCCTGCTCAGCTCCGGACACAGGCTGCAGAATTCATCAAACTTTTTAATCAATGTCACTGGTTTATTCTCTTTGGCCGGAGGACCTTCTCTTATTCCCCAGCCATGAGCCTTCCAGTTATTTATCGCCGCCTTCCAGTTTTTCATTTTATTTTTTCCAACCATCCAGTCCTTTTGCTCGTAAAATTCAAAAAACTGTTCAGGATCCAGGTTGTATTTTATTTTTTCTGCATATTCTTCAATTTCTTCAATCGTAGGTTTTTTAAACTTTTTGCTTTTAATATTATTAATACTAGTATTATTATTATTTATATTACTAGTTTCTAGTTTTTCTTTATTCTTATCCTTATCCATATCCATAAGGGTTAAGGAAGGGTTGGGTAAGGGTTCCTTAAGGGTTGGGCAAGGGTTGGGTAAGGGTTCAGATAGATTAGTTAACCATTCGTTAAGAGTTAGGCAAGGGTTTGTTAAAGATTTACCGCTCCCATTTAAGTATAGGTTATAACGCTTTAATACTTTAATCACTCCCAGATGAACATTACTTTCCGGATTAAGATCTTCTATCTCATGTTTATATTGAAAAGGAATAAACGGCTCAAAGAACCATTTATCTTCTTTTATAACCCTTATTTGATCACCAAAATATTTATTGATATCATCAATGGCTATTTTTCCCCCGATTTCGAATTCCGCGCGTTCCAGATCTACATCCCACATACCGGCATGATCGCACATATCGCATAAATAATCCCAAAATAATTTATAAATCGGTGGCAATTTCCGAAACCAGGCTTTTTTCCACTTTTCAGTATCTGTAAATCTTAAAGGCAACTAGTACCCCCTTCATGACCGTTTTACTTGTATAGTTGTTTATCTATATTAATTCAAAATAACTTTAAATAATTTATTCAGCATTTCATACTCTTCATATTCACCATAAAGTTCGATGCCCTCTAAAAATTTTATGTGTTCCAATTCGAATAGAGTTAAACGGTTAAAAGATAATAACTTTGCTTTTATTCTCCTTTGATTTTAGAAATAAATATTCCTTTAAATGGATTGACTGATATCACCTTATAAATCAATCCATTTAAAGTAAATTCTTTCCCAACCTTCGGAATTTTACCAATTACATGATGAGTAGATTCTTTATCATTCTTCATTGCTTCTGCTAATTTGTCAATCGTTCCCTGTTGTGTCTTAAATAATTCATCTTCCTTGTAACTTTGCATCCTATTTCCTCCTTCATTTCATTTATGTATTTTCATCATATCATTCCCAGATTATTACATAGACAACCGTCAATCCCCAATCGGCCTTTAACCCCGCCGCAAACCGGACATAATTCAATTTTAGGTTCGACATTCAAATCCAGTATACCCTGGACCGGTTTAACATTTTTGAGGCATAAATTATCGATATCGATGCGCTCGGGATCCACGACCAGGAAATATTCTGTTGTACTGGTGATTTTGCCCTGTGAATCCTTCCTGTATGCCCAGTCAATCGGAATACCGTGGACGGTCCTCAGTTTCCGGATCTGTGTATCTGCAGAGGATCCGCCGATATGCGGCTCACGCAGCGTGTAGAGCGATGTACGTCCATTCTGACAGAGATATTCAAGTATGGAGTGCTTTCTGGTTCTTCTCTGCATTCCTGTAAACCTCCCGGTAATAATTATTGATCAAATGGATCCAGTTTCCATCGGTAAATGTTATCAATTCATTCTCAAGAGTCTGAAAAACGATGTCCAGATCATTGTATACGGTCAATAATCTGTGATAACTGGCATAGGTTATGTGGAATCTATTATATTCCAGGATGGAGTATATTCCTTTGCTTTTTCCTTTTTCCCGGATGAGAAATAGGATCTTATCCTGTATTTCCTGGTGTAGATCTGTCATAATTCTTCTCTTTGCGCCTTAAAAAAACTTATTTCAAGTTTCCCGAGATTAATTACGGCATTAACTGATTTATTGATAGCATTAGCCTGCTGGACGAATTTTTCATCATTCTGGACCCTTTTTATATTTTCCACTAAAATCTTTTTCAGATCTGTTAATTCTCCGTTTTTGGGAAGGATTTTAAGGGCCAGTTCCTGTTTTTCCTCATCAGGAGCTTCCAGAAATTCCCGCAGCTTTTTTAATCCTCTGGATTCCGGAAATTTTATCCATTTCTTATCGGTGACAACAGTGCAGATTCCATCCTGGATCTCATAGGATAATATCCGGTGAAGGTGTGTTTCATACATGAAGGTTTTACCCACCATGTCTTTAAGATACTGACTTAATCTTTCTCCCATTCAAGGATCTCCCAAGTTTTAACTGCAGCCGTTTTATCTCCAGCAAGTGCGGATTTAAAACAACCAGTTTTTTAAGTTCCGGATCCCTGGTAATATATCCGGCGATCATTTTATCCGTATTGTAATTTCTGTTCCGGATTAGATTTTCATTTTTTGATATCATCTCAAGATTTTCTATCCGGACATCCAGTGAATTGCCATTTTTAAACCGGACAATCATTCCTTCCGGAATTTTTCCATAATGTTTTTCCCAGATATATCTGTGATATTGAACCCATTTATTTTTTGATATCCGGATAAACTTGTACTTCTCGCCGGTTGTTCTTTTGACCCGGACCGAGATACAGCCGTCATATTTCATGCTGGCCGGCACGTGACCTTTTTTAAACTCCGTAGCCGGGCTGTAATGAACTCCTTTCCTTCCGGTATTCCAGGGAATGATTCCTTTCTTAAATTCCGTGGCCGGGCTGGCTCTTCTTCCTTTCTTGAATTTTCCGTCGGGTGTATTCAAATTAAGTCCTTTCCGAAGTTGCTTCAGATTTCAAGAGCCTCCTTTGTCTTTAGTGAATCGATCATATTATCTAAAACAGACCTTACCACTTTCATAGGCGTAAACACTTGAAGCAGAGGAAAATTAGCCACAGTTTTATCCAGGTTTACCTTCATTTTTTCCAGATCTTTGATTAATTGATTCGTATTCATTAATCTTTAATCTTTCTCATCTCAAGATCCGGATCATTTATCAGACTTCCGAGCCACTGCCGGCAGTCTTTTCTTTCCGGCGCCTGGAATACGACCCTTCTTAGTATCCTGTTGTATACTTCGTATCGCGCCTCTAAGTAATTTTGAATAGAAAGCATATTTGATTATCTCCATCAATGAATTATCTTCTTTTACCACCACCCGGTATTTCGTATTGCATTTATTAAGTCCGGTTAAACTTAATCGGATTAATTCCTCATCAGCCTTCCAGGCGGCCATCGTACGGCCGTTGTGCTGGCAGGTTATAAGGCAGCCCCGGCACCTGGGCGGAATTACCAGGCGTGTATCTGTTTCAACCGGATCAAATATAATATTCATAATATCCTTAAAAACTGGTCAGATCTCTTTCATCGGTTTTATGTTTAAAATAGAACTTGATGGAATTCATCTTAACATCAACTTCGACTGAATCGATATCCCCGTAATATTCAGCAACCCTAACTAGTGTTTTGAATTGAATATCTGAAATCATCATAAATTCATTTTCATTGGCGGATGTGATTTCTTTAATTTCATCATTGAGTTCATTGTTTTGTATAAAAAGTACGATAATTAATACAATTGCGATTAACATCATAAAAATACCTAAAGAATCGTCATTTATTTTTGCCATGGACCATATCTTCTTTCTTCTTTGAAATTCTGTTAAAAGTCTGGTGCAACTGCCTATTCATATATTCATTAAATTCACGCTGCCGCCTGAACTCTTCAAGAAACATTTTTTTTATCATTTTATTCTGATTCGCCATAAAGCGGCCGAAAAATAAAGCCAGAATGATAGCGGTAATAATCCAGATTAAACCATATATCCATAAACTCATGATACCCCCTTCCCGGGTCGTCGTGTACCAGTGACCCTATTAACGCCGACCGCTCTTTCACCTTCTGCGTTCTGAACAATGTAAACTATCCGGTCCGGATCCTCTTCGATCTGATCTGCAAGTTTCCCAATCCAGGCAAAATGATCGTAATACCTCCCTGGCTTACTGATATCACAATCAACCAATATTGGTTTTTCCTTCGTTCCGATATTTATATTACTCATCGGACGGATCGCCATATCAAATCCGAATCTTGATTTGAAATAAGTGATTAATTGGAGATCTAAATCTTCCGCATCCGAAATTCCGATAGTCTGACGTTTCATTTATCACCTTTTTGGTTTTTGCTGAAATCCCTGAATAATCCAGCGAGTAATTCTTGAAATTCTTTAATAGAGATAGCATCCTCATTAAAATGACCGACGGCATGAATTATTAATTCTTCCTGATCGCTGTCTAGGATTATACCTTTTTGATTTATTTTTTCCAGGGTATTTTTTAAGATAGAAACGGCCGTTTCGTAATCTTTTTTTTGCTCATCAATATAGACACGGAGTAGTGTCATAAGTAAAACCCTCCTGCTATACTAGCTTAAAAATTTTTAGAAATTCTGAGGTATACTTATGATTTAAAAGAGGTTAAAAGGGGATTTGTTTGGTGTTAACGGATTGTATATTATGTAACAATTTTCATAGTATACAATCTTCTTTATTTCCGCCTATCTAATTGATTTTAAGTCTCTTAAATAAGATTCCCCTTTTAAACCTCTCTTTAAAATATACCTCTTGATTTATTTATTTAGTTACTCACTTTTACCGATGTTCTTATCCAGTTTTATAATCTCCTCGATGCTGGCATTTAAGGCTGGGATAAATTCCCCGCGCCTTTTTTTCTCATCCAGCCAGAGTTCATAAGTAAACCCGCTGCGGATCTCTTCAAAGTTTATAAGTGGTGTCTGCCAGGTCCCTTTGATTTTGTACCATATCAGATCTTTGTAAACTGTCTTTTTTAATCTGCAGACGAGCTTTTTATTATCGAGATATACCTTCGTGTTATAAAATGTCTGTTTGGACATTCCGGTCATCTGGCAAAAATATTCTATATCAATCATAATTTCTTTACGTTCGATTCTCGATCGCAGTTTATTAAAATCATAGCGGAGTTTATTGATTGATTTGTAAATCTGTTCATAACTATCCTGGAAACCGGCGTCAATTTCATTCAGCCTGGTATTTACGATATGATAAAAATGGAGGTGTTTATCTTTGACTTGATTGATAATGCGATCGAATCTTTCAACTTCTTTAGCGGACCAGATCTGGCTTACGAATCCATCCTTTATGATCAGATCCTGGACCGTGGGTTTGAGCTGATTCCAGCCGTCCGGTATCAGCAAACCGTTATCGATAAAACTTTCGATTTCAGCGGTGGTGAGTGAGAATTTTTCTTTTAGTAAATTTAGGTTGTATTTTAAGGGCATTATAATGCTCCGATTGAATCTTTTATACCCTGGCAGTGCCTGATCAGTACATCAAGCACGGTCCGCAATTTCATCTTATCACTATCGTCTAATTTCCCGTCAACCAGAGATATTTTAAGTTCGCCCATTGCTTTACCTAAGAGATTGCCGGCATCGAGGAACTGGGTAAAAATATCATCTTTATTTACGGCGCCGATCTCAAGCGGCTTTAACCGGTATCCGATCTGTGAGGCCTTCCATTCGAATAGACGTTTATCGCCGGTTACATTTGAGAATGGGATTTCATACTTTTTAGGCATCACAGTACCAGAAAACTCCGGATCCTGGCCCCATTTGTATACGTTAATGTCGGTAATACCCAGGCGGTTGGCAATTTGAAGTACGGTTAAACTTTCGGGGTTGTTGTGCAGGATCTCGCTGACGACCTGCCATTCAGCCAGATTTTCATAATCCATTTATAATCTCTCCCAAAATTATAATTTCATTTTAACGGAAGCTGTCTTACCTTTTACTAAGGTGGAAACTTCCCGATTAATATTGACAGCGTAAATATAATATATTATATTCACGGGTATCAGGCAGCCTTATCGATGGCATAACGCAGAAGGATTAACTGCTCCCTGGTAAAATTCTTGATCGCTTCCCGGATCCTGGCAGATTGCGGTATACCAATCTTCATGGCCCGTACCGTTGCATATACATTCTGTTTTCCAACGCCATGGATCTTGCCGAAAGTTTCATAATCAAGATCGGAATAGAGTAAAGCGATTCTGAATTTTTTTATTTCGTCCATAAGATGGTCCTTAAAAATTGTTAATTGATTCAATATCCTATATGCCGATGATCTAAAATAGCGAAGCCCTTAGCGCCGGCAGGAACCGGAAGTGGACTTGAAGGGGATCACCTTTTATAGGATCCGTCCTATAAAATAATCTCCCGGTCGCCCTACCCTTTATCAATAGGAATGAATGGCAGGCTCCTCGAAGAGTATTAATACTCTGAGATAGGTTTCGGAATGGTTTTTTAGAGTTACCGATTAGCAGCATGATCATAGGTTTAGCAAATGCTTGGTCGCATTTGTTAGTGAACCTAGCTGTTAAAACGAATGACACAGGCTGTTCCTGCCGGCTTTATTTTCAAAGATCAATTCGTAACCCAAATGGGTCAAGGAATTAAATAAGACTGGATAAATATAATCGAATCATGCGAGAAAGTCAAGATAAATATTCGCATATAGAGAGATTTTATGGAAAAAGTATTAGCTGAATTGGTAATTGATCGTTTGATGCAAATATATAAATTTAAAAAATACAATAAATTAAGTGAATTTCTAGGATTAGCATCAAATACTTTATCGTCCTGGAAAAAAAGAAATAAAATTGATTGGAATTTAATATTTTCCAAATGCGAGAATATAAATTTTAACTGGTTGATTACCGGTGAAGGATCCCCGGAAATTAATAATGAAAAAACTTTAATTGTAATTGAGCCATTTTCTCCCTTTAGTGAAAATGAAAAACGCGGTGTTTTTAGAAAACCATATGTGGAAGAGATATTACATATCGTTTCAAGTCTTCCTCCGGACCATAGAGAAAAATTATTAAGAGTTACATGCGCCATGTTTGATATCGAAAAAGAAAATATTTACCTCGATGATGGTGATGGGAAAAACAAAAAATATATGGATTAAACTAAAGTTAAAATCATGAAATTTTTAATTATTTTAATAATTCCTTTTATATTTTCATGTTATACAATACCTGGGGGTCCAGGCTGGGTATCTGAAAGTGTCTCGGATTTTGATGGTACAAGAATGATACAAATGGAACCGGCATGGTTATATAGTAGTCCTATGAAATTAGGCCTATTCCATTCGAGTAAAATGCCTGATTCTTCAGTAATATTAACCGCAATTGTTAAAGGCATAAGTAATTTTTCAAAAGGTAAATCATTACATTTTAATATTGATGGCGAATTTATTTCAATGGAATCATTTGATGAAATTACTGATATAGAAATAGATCCAGGAATTTATGATAAATATACACATGTATCCTCGACAAGTTGGTCTTCAAAAGATTATTTAATATCTAAAAAATTTATAAAGCAATTAATCGAAGGTAAAAAGGTATTAGTTAAAATTGATTTAGATAAAGAATTTGTTGAAGGAGAGTTTTCCTCTGATGCTCCTACGACGGCAAGACCAGGGTTTAGGGAATTTTATGAAAAAATATCGAAAGCTCATTAATAATTCAGATGTGCTTTATAACTAGAAAATTGCACGATGTCATTTTATTACTTGACATATGTTAAGTAATTCTATTATATTTAGCCATCATCCCCAAGTGGTTCACACTTGGCCCCCTTTGGGTTACGATCCAAAGGGTTTTTTATTATGAATAGAATAAATTTCATAATCGACGGATTTAATCTTTATCACTCCTTGAGGGAAGCCGGTAAATATTTAGCCGGCGCTTCAACGAAATGGCTTGATATTAAATCTCTTGTCCAATCTTATCTACCACATATTTCAAAAGACGCAGTGATTAATAATGTTTACTATTTTACAGCCCTAGCTCACCATACAGGTCCTCGAAATGTTCATAAGCATAGAAAATATATTAGATGCTTAAAAGAAACCGGTGTAATTTGTGAGGAGAATAGATTTAAAGAAAAAGAAATTACTTGCCCAAACTGTGCTTCAACTATTTTACGTCATGAAGAAAAAGAAACAGATGTAGCAGTAGCAGCAAAATTAATAGAAATATATATGAAAAATGAATGTGAATCGGCAGTAATTGTTTCAGGCGATACTGACTTGGTCCCTATAATAAAATTAGCAAAGGATGTTTATCCAGGTAAAATTACTTACTTTATCTTCCCATATAGAAGAAAAAACAAAGAATTGGGTCAACTTGTTGATGGTAATTATTTCTTAATAAAACCAACAAAATATATAAATTTTCAATTCAAAAATCCATTTATATTAAGCAATGGTAAAAGAATTTCAAAACCTAGAAATTGGTAAAGTTAGATTCATTCTATATAAATATCATCATCCTCAACAATAATACCGCCCTCCTCTTCCGGTAGCGGTTCCGTATCTCCATAGTAATCATATTCATCAAAATTAATAGTAAAACTGATTTCAACCGTATGATATTCAATTTGGTTAAAACGGAGTAATCCATCATAATCAATAGTATAAGGATGCTCTCCCAATTTAACCATGACCAGGTCATCAAAATAAGCAATCCGGAAGAACCATTCATCCTGGTCTAAAAAATCATCATTTAATTCAAGGCACAAGGCACGGACATAAACACGACTGGCCAGCGCCTCAACTTCCTCAATGCGGTTTTTAGCGGTAACTGCTTCAATCCGGTAATCCTGATTTTTAGCCGATCGGATCGTTCCCACATTTTTATATGTTCCGTCTTCGGTTGCACAGTATTGTAATATTCCTTTCATTATTAATTTCCATTTAAAAAAATATTTATTTAAGGATGCCGGCTAAGTGCATATGATGAATATTCATCAGCATCAATTGTAAAACTGATCTCAACCGTATGATATTCAATTTCATGAATTCGGAGCAGCCCGTCATAATCAATCGTATAAGGACGCTGCCCAAATTTAATTGATATGTCTGGAAAACAAACCTTAAAATACCAAATATTCTGATCCAGGAAATTCGGATCTAATTCAAGTGCCAGAGCCCGTACGGAGACACGAAAACCAAGAACTTCAACCTCTTCAATACGATTTTTACCGGTAATCGCTTCAATCTTATAATCCTGATTTTTCTTTGTCCTGATGGTCCCGACATCTTCATAGGTCCCCAGTTCAGTATCACAATATTGGAGTCTCCCTTTCATGTTGTTTTTTCAACCTTTGATACCGTTATCATTGAACCGATATGTTTTATGTTAGATTCAAGTACCCGGATATTATAAGTCGCCGAATCATAATACATTTGCGGCGCTTCCTCACCCTTCATATCAATAAGAAAATCTTGTCCACTAACATCGATGGCGGCGAATGTAATTTTCCAGACCTTATGCTTGACATCTACAATCTTTCTTAAATTATCATTGATATCACTATATATTGTATTTTGAACATCCCAGTCCGGAATAACCAAAACCGCATCGAATTCCGTGAAGGAAGGATCCCCGGATGCATGTTTAAAACCGACTGTTTCCATTATGGTACCTCTTCCATATAAATCAACTCATAAGTAAACATCGAACCATCTTTTTCGATACCAGTAATAATACCACTTATCGGATCTCCGCCGCCCGGACGGGCACAACCGATATTGTCCATTATTTCGGCCCCGTAAGTGGTCATTATTTTATGTGTTTTGATCTGCCATTTTACATAACCATAAGCACCGGTTGTTAATCCGCCGGCCCCCCTTAGATCTTCATTGATGCTGTTGCTCTGGCTTAAAAATACAAATTCGTTAGTTAAACTTTCCTCACATTCTTCTATATGTTGATTATCGATAATGGTCGGAGAATCTGTGGTATCGATACCATAAAATCTTAATTCATGATTAACGACGACACAATATAAAACATACAAACCGGCCGGTGATACATTTCCATTGCCTATCAGCAGGGTATCATATAGAAGATCGTTAAAACGCATCGGTGAATATTCTTTTCCCTCTTCCCAGGTTCCGCCGGTACTGCCGGTCAGTTCCCAGTATGTTGACCAACTGCCGCCGGTTATCGGTTTATTGGCCGCCGCTGCTTCATGGGTTGCCTTACAGGTATAAATATTCGAATCGGTACCGGTTACCTCATCTCCCGGATATGTTATAGAATCATAACCTGACGGGGCAGATTCTATCATTAACTCTGCAATATCATCCATAATTACCAGTGAATAATCATCAGGCAAACCATATAAAAGCCGCTCTTTAATATCCGCGCCGCTCAATACCCTGGGTATATCCATTGTTTTTAAATCGGCAATTTCATTAACCAAATCAAATTCATATTTCTGAGCTTTTAATTTATGAACAAGCTTGCTCACATATCCGGAAAAAAGAACGGGATCACTTTCCAAATATATCTGCAGATCATCAATCTCAAAAGCGCCACTGGAATCAGCCAAGGTATAAATAAAAAAATCCTGATCATGCCCGGTACCCGAAACCGGCGTGAAAGTATCTTCGTATTCTACTTCGCTTCCAGTTGGCGTAAATTCAACATAATGATCGGATGCAACACCTATCCCGGATCCGAACCGGATCACATTTGTTCCCCCAGAAGCGTTCAATCTCAATTTAACCTTAATCCGGTAAGTCTTTCCGACCGTTAAAAAATTTGGAAGATCCAGCTTAATCTGATTAGCGGACCCTACCGCCGCATCATAATACATTTTACCAGCAACAGTCGTATTGACATCGAATGTCGGCGATCCGGATCCGGCAATCCAGTTATGCCCTGAAGCCTGGGACATCTCCGAATCTATATCAGAAAGCATGTTCCCGAAATTCTCCGCGGAACCGTCTGTTCGGTAACGCATATAATCCCCGTTCTCGATCGCATTCTCATCATCCAAAACAAGTGTCTGGCCGTTGTATTCGATCTCTCTGACATTAAAAATATCCAAATGGACGTCTAGGTCGAATTTCTGAGCCTGCTGGCTTAAATCATCCCAGGTTTCGGTTAATGAATCCCATTTTTGAAGAAGAAAAGCCATTAAGCCTGCTCCTTTAATTCTTCTATTTTATCAAGAACAGCTCTCATGTCTCTACCGGATTGCCTGAATTCACCTTTAACCTTTATAGATGACTTACTAAAACCGGATATAATAGCATTTTCAACCACTGCGGAAAGCAGTGTCAAATCTTCCGATGCGATCGGTGTCGACAGATCTCCGTTTTGAATAATACCCCCTTCCGCGAATCCCCTTCTCTTTTCCCGATTCATCTGATTTAAGACCGGAAAATATTTCCTGGTCGCATAACGGTTCATCACCATTTCGCCCAATTGACCAGCAAAATATCCGTCTTCTTCCGGAGGCAGGAATGAACGGCCGATAATATCCCTGGAAGTTAAAACTCCGCCCTCTTTTTTACCCGTTGGTTTAAAATTTACTTTAGAAACATTGGCGATCTGTTGAGCGACAAGGGCCGCCTGGATTCCCATAACTATAAGATTGAAGGGCCAGGGATAATCCTTATATGCCCGGGCGATCGCTTCACCCTTGGTTATGGCCAGGTTGGCCATGGCCAGCGCTTTTCCGATACCAAACAAAATACTGCTCTGGGCCTGGAAAGTCTGCATCACTTCATCGCCCAACGCTGCCGCTTCTTTAATCGCTAATTCCGCGAGCTTATTTTTCTGTTTCTGATAGTTCTTTTCTGTGACCAGTTTTTTTAATGCCAGATCCTGGTATAATTGTGATTCTTCGCCTAAATGCTCCCGGACCTGGTCCAATTGATCATCGAGCAGCATTGTTTTCCGCGCATATTCATCATTTAACCCAGTCATCCCCAGCTCATCAAATTGCGTGCTGATATCAAGCATTTTAAATCGGAATTGCTGTTCTTCACCCAGCATATCTTTATGAATGGCTTTTAATGGTTCAATGTCAGGAGTTAGAATTTCAGCGGGAGCTCTAGCACCCGGAGTTCCCGGGATCTCCGGTATTACGGGCTTTGCACCTGCTTTTATTTCATTTCTCTCTTTTAATATTTCGTTATAAGCTTTTTCCTTATTATTTAATTCTCCCAACTGATCAATGTATCTTTCAACGGGTAATTCTACAGCGGAAAATCCCCCGATAACAGATCGGGCACCGGCTAAAATTACATCAAATATACTAGGACCTTCTTCCAACTCTTCCGTAATTAATTTTTTAGTCCGCTCTATTTCATCATTTAATTCTTTAATCTCTTTTTCTATTTGATCCGTATTTAATTCATCGGCGGCTTTTTTATAATTTCTTATGGCTGTCGCCGCTCTTTCTGCGGCGGATTCATTTTCAAGCCACAAAGTAATAATCACTCCCAGGGCCAGGGTTAACCAACCTGCAGGTCCAATGGCAATGCTTAAACCCCGAAGCGCTGTAATTAGTTTGGGCGTAATAAGAATAAACCCGGACATGGCCAGCGTTGTATTCCGGGTACCCTCATCCATATCATTAAGCCATTGAACGATCGGCTTGCCGGTCTGAATCATGGGCATGAGAGCGCTTTTTATGAGATCCCCGATCTCTTCCTTAAAATCACCCACCAGATTTGAGAATTGCTGCATCTGACCGGCGCCGCTTTTTGCCTCCTCAGTCGCCATTTTAAATCCATCGGCCATCGCTTTTTGAAGGATGGCCATTTTTTCAGTTACATCTTTGGTAGTTCTTAAGGCGGGAATATATCTTTGCAGCTGTTCAAAATTCCCCTGGTAGGCCAGGGCGACTCCCTTCATGGCCGTTTCCTGGGAAAGTCCGGCGGAACTAAAGGCGGATGATAAACCTATCGCTCCCCTGGTTGCCTCATCAAGTCTTTTCGTATTAATTCCCATATTAAGCGCCAGGGTCTGAAGCATTTCGGATTGTTCATCACCGACTATCGTAATATTCTGAATGGCCGATGCCTGTTGTTTGAACAATCGGAAATTCTCTTCGGAATATTCATTTACGTTTTTTAGCGCCTGGGCAAGCCTGGTATCGGCTTTTTCCTGCTCGTTCGACACGCGGATCATATCAGGGATTGCCCTGGTTATGACAAGATAAAGGGCGCCCATCTTTGCCATGGTGGCGAGCAGGCTCTTACTTCCTGTTTCCCTGAAACGAACCGGATCCTTTTCTATCTTTCCCTTGGTTTTGGAATATTCAACCCAGGCCTTTTTATTGGCATTAAAAAACTCGGACAATTTTAATCCGAGTATCAGATCTATTTGACTTCCCTTTAATGCCATTTTATTATTTCCTGTGAGTTAATTAACTCTGAGGTAATTATCTCTGAGGTAACTACCTCTTCAAATTTGAATATGCCCGGAGATAAACTTCGACAACCGGCAGTTTATCCAATTTTTTAGATTTTTTATGATTAAATTCTCCGTTCAATGCATTGACTTCTATCAGTTTAAAATTGAGCCAGCCTTCAAAATCCTCTTCCTCACCGATAATAAAAGATTCCCGTATTATTCCTTCTTTTCCGCCGGCGCCGTTTTCTCCATCGCTATCGCTGTTAAGCCCAAGGTATTCAGATATTCTTTTAATATTGTCACGTACTTCCTGTTCCATAAAAAAAAATCGTTGAAGATCTCTCCGATCTCCGTATTTTTGGCCTTATCAATGGCGATCTGGCCATATAATAAATACCGGATCCATTTAAAACTTAATAAATAAACCAGGTTCCATTTCGGCTTTAAAAGTATACCAAAGAATGAATCCAGGAGATTGTATTTTTCTAAAATCTCAGGGAGATCTTTAAGTTTTAGCTCTTCATTTTTAAACGATTTATTCCTTATACTATTATAGAATTTTAAGAGTTTTTTATCCTGGCCATAGGTCAGTTCTTCCTGGAAGTAAGTCAGATGCCCGATCCTGTATTCAGACCTTTCCATTCTGGGCCTTTACTTTATTCTCTCCGTAATTGGATAGCATGAACGGTGTATTCACGGCCGTGACATTGGCCCCGATCGCTGCGATCAGAGTTACGGCATCGGCCGGGATCTGCCAGATCACTATGCCTGATAATACAGCCGAAAATATCAGACTTAAAGCAGTGATATAGAATTTACGTTTATTCTCTAAGTTCATTTTGCCAGCTCCCTCCCCTTAATTTTTACCCCTGAAGTAGTTGAATCAGGAACGAAATTTACCTGGTAACCCTTTATAATATCCCACCAGTCACCGGCGCCGATATTTCCCACACTGAATTCATATTTTACCGAATCGGTGACGGTAATCGTGCCCAGTTCCCTGGAAATCCCCAGTTCACTTGTATCATAATCATGCAAAGGTTTTAAATTGACCGTGAATGTCCGAACCTTGCCCGATAATACCCACATTTCGCCCCAGATCTTGAGCGTACCGCGCATCGAACGCCATTGTGGCCAGTTGACTATCCGGGAAGTTAAACTGTCGTCAGAGACTGCGCAGGTATCCAGATCGAGGATTACGGATTCGGTCCCGAATATACCCCGGTCATAGATCTGGGCCGGCAGGCAGAGCGGGATTAAGATTAAAAATAATATTAAAAATTTCTTCATTATCTATTTCTCCTTAATTTAATGTTCCGGGTAAACCGGCCAGATTGGCCAGATTGGCCAGTAATTTTTTATAATTGTTCCTGCCGACTGACTATATTCATACGCTCCGATATCCGGGTTAGTCCCTGTCGGTGATGGTACTGTGATGCCAATGTAATCTAATACCAATCCAACACCAGTACCTGCATTTATACAAGGTGACAATGCAGTCAATGTGAAATCACCCCCGGCTGCATTGGTGAATAGGGGATCAGCCGCCCACAATGAAGTGCCAGAATACGTACCGTCTCCTGCTTTTGCGGCATCTTCATAAACATTATAGCCACCTGTCACCGTTACTCCGGCTGCAATATTTATATCATTTGTCCCCGATGTATTTACAATGTTATTCTTAATAGTCACAGCAGCATCCACGTCAAATCCGTTTCCATTTGCGTAAATAACATTATTATAAATTGTATTCGCCGATGAATCAACTTCTATCGCATCAGTAGTGCCATTTAAGAATAAATTATAATATACGGAATTGGTTTTCCCATCTAAAAGAAGTGCGTTTGCATCTGCGCTGTCGAATTTGCAGTATCTTATTATATTATTTATGCCAAGATTAAGTTTAGTCAACCCATTTCTTATCTCGATCTTTTCCAGAGTGATATAACTTTTACCATTAAAATCAATTGCTGTTCCGGTAGAGTCTATAATCGGCTTTGCTCCTGATGCGTCCGTCCCTGTCAGCCCCGTAGCCGAATCATATACGCTGAATGTAATCGGAAGCCCTGCACTGTTCAAATTTGGAGAAGACAATAATAACAAAATAAATAATATTTTCTTCATCTATTTACATCCCCGGTTAATTTATATTCATTTGTTTTATCCTTAAGATTTAATTTGGTTATTGCTGAATCTGCTTTTATCTTAGTATCATAATCAGCAAAAAAATTAAATAAGCCCGGATATGTCATTGATACATCGCCCTTGTATGTTTCATGCCGATAAGTAATATTGCCGTATTTATCCCATATAACACGTGCTTTTCCTGAAATTACATTGACCTTAATGTCTGCCTTGGTTACCTGTTTGCAGTTTTTTGCCTTAAATTCATCTTCTCTATCTGTTGTGTTTTGTGCGTAACAAAGAGAAAAGGAAAAAAGTAATAAAAATAATATTTTCATCTCTAACACTCCGATTAATTTGTTGTGACGTTAACTGATTTACCTTGAAGCGTTGAAACTGCATCATCACTGGCAGCCGTTCTTGCCGCATTATTTCCGGCAAGCCAACAAGACCTTGAACTCCCACCCCAGGTTGCTGCCGCAAGTGAAATAAGCAAATCATCTACTTCTGATGAAGATAATCCCGATTCGAGAGCGGGACTAGAATTCATCATATTAAAATTATTTGCCCATGTGTGCGGCGGTGTAAAATCACTTATAGTATTTGATCCGGCACAATAAAAATAAATTACGTCAGATGGCAAATCTGATAACGTTCCAGATACAGTATTTGACCCAAGACAAAAAAAATAAGTTAATCCTGATGGCAAATCTGACAATGCTCCAGACACAGTATTTAATCCGGCACAATAAAAAACAGTCAAGACAGATGGCAAATCTGACAACGTACCCGAAAGAGTATTCGATCCATAACATTTAAAATAAATTACGTCAGATGATAAATCAGATAATGCCCCAGACACAGTATTTGATCCAGCACAATAAAAAGAAGTCAAGCCAGATGGCAAATCTGACAATGCCCCAGACACAGTATTTGACCCAAGACAAAAAAAATAAGTTAATCCTGATGGCAAATCTGACAATGCCCCAGACACAGTATTTGATCCAGCACAATAAAAAGAAGTCAAGCCAGATGGCAAATCTGACAATGCAAATTGTACGTTGGCACCCACCGTTGCCATAGTATATTTCGTCAATACAGATTCATCATCCGCGTATATCTTAACTTTTCTGTTTCCTGGGCTGCCGTAATTTTTGGAATACGCCTGATCTGTTGTTCCTACATATTTGCCGGATGTTCCATCGCCCCAATAGACATAGACTGTATCTGATGTTGATGATGTCTGAAAAGCACCGTCAATCGTCTGAGTAGATATAACATCTAATTCAAAAATTAGAGCTTCTATTGGAATACCACTTGAGGGAACTGTTAGTGTTTCTCTCCATATATTTCCGGTACGAAAATGTACAACATCTCCAGGATCAAATGTTACGGAATTTACTTTTGATATAGTCTCCCATGCCGTTGCAGGGGTTAAACCATTGGCAGCATCAGAACCTTTATTCTTATCAACGTAATAATCTGTGCCAATAAACAATGTTGATATGAACAATAACAATAGTATAGACATAATTTCTATTAAATATTTCATAACAGTACCCCAAAGATAAATCCAACAGTATTTGCTACCATATCCTCAACTGTACCAGTTGAATCTTGATATCTTTCATAAGCAAAACCGATGAGAGTAATGCCAAATAAAATCCAGAACCAATGCACCCAAATCATTGCTATATCAGTAATTCCCCATGCTATTATAATATGCCAGGGTAATCCCCAGTTTCTTTTTGTTAGATCATAAAAGAACCTGTTCATGGTATTGCCTTCAATTCTAATGCGCTATACTTTCCGTGAATATAAATATATACAGAGTCGGCATCTGATCTTATTGAATCGCCTAAAAAGAATTCATATCCATCGCTGTCACTGGCCGGATCTCCGGTCCCGACCGCCCGTAAATAACCGGCTTCATCTTCCCACATTCGCCAGGAATCAAGCCTTAATTGACCGCCATCCCAGGAGGTATTTATATAAAAAGTGTCCCCGGTTTCCAGCCTTACACGATTCGTCGCGTCGCTATAAATTCTCGTACTCGCAAAGCTAATGTCGTCATGTCCCAGGTGCAGACCATTGATCGCCAGATAGAGCCGAGCCGCTGTCGAGGTCCAGGTCGTATCGCTCTTATAAAAAGAAAGTAAAGGGTCGCTCCCGGTATCGCTATAAAAATTATATCTCCCGCTTAATCTTTGTCCGTTTGCCCATTGAAAAGAGACAGACGCCCGATCGTTCGGGTAAGATCCGTCAGACCCGACAACATATAAATATGGGTTGTGAATATTCGCGGACCCGGATGATGATTGGACCGTGATAGTGCCATTCGATTGGTTCTGTTCGATTAGAGCATAATCATTATCCGCGCTGGGATTCTCGATTAAATCGTCGTCCGTAACTTTTAGCCCACTGACGAAAGTGTTTTCCCCGTAATTTCTCATAAGACGGCGCCATCCGACTGCAGACGGATTTTGCGGGTATCTGAGGTTGTGAAATGAAGTCCCGAAAGAATTCCATAATATATCTATAACCGGAAAGGTTCTGGTCCCGTATGTATCGAGCGTGTCTGAATTTATACTTTCGCAATAAAGGCTATAAAAATCATTGTTCCAGGTCCCGTTCGTGATGCAAATATCCCAGCCCCGGCGCGAGTGCTGAACCAGCGGGCCGTAAAAACTACAGGCATCCGCCCGGTCGAGTAAAAGCCCGTAATCGTTATCTTCAATAAAGGCGCCATAAAACTGAACCTTTGCGGATCTTCCGACCGTCGAGTCATCGCCGACATATACCCCCAGGGTATTTAACCGGACCTCAGGCGAGAAAATATTCAGCCCTATACACCGCCCGATCTGTAGACCGGTCGGCCTCGAATAAAATTCTGAAACATTTCCAACTCCTCCAGATGCGCTTATATTCCTGTTTAAGGTTACAGTAGTTCCGGAGATTGTCTCGATCACAAAAAAGCCGCTGTAGTTTTCTATCTCTATAATTTGGTTAGGCAAAAGCCCGGTCGCATTATCTACTATAATTGTATTAGAGGAGAGATCCGGGATATCGCATTCCCTGGTTCCATCGGCGAACGTCTTTCCTTTAACCCCGTAAACCGCCAGGTTTGATATTGTACTTCCATCCCCGGTATTCCTGAGGAACAATCCCTTTTCAGCGAGGCCGTTCCCGAATAAAATCATGTCTTTAACCCGGAGATTTCGCGTCCCATAAGTCGCGACCGGGTTCCCTGCAGACGTATGTAAGGTTGTGACCATGACCATTCCCTGGGTGCCGGCAACCAAAGCGCTTTTCTGGAATTCGATATCCTGGCCGTTATAAATCGTAATCGGAGATGTTATTCTGTATTTCCCCTTTTTACCGAATGGAATAATTATTTTAGGAGATCTGATTACGCGGCGATCGGAAGCAAACCCTGTATAATTATCCGTAATATCAATCTGAAGGTCGCGGGCAAGATCCATGCAGGCCTGTATGGACTGGGTATCATCATTAATACTGTCCCCCTTTGCCCCGGCAGCCAGGACATTGATTATCCCAAATTGCAGGAATTCATCTCTGACCCAGATAACATCCGTATTCGGATTATCAAAAATAACGATGCTATTTGGTTCAATACCAAAATCCGAGGAATCGATGCCTACAAGCATTCCTGCGCCAGACTTATTACCAGTTGATAATTGTTTTAAGAAACATCTTCCACCCACGCCCAGATCTTTTTCTTGTAAAGCAATTGTATCATTAACTACCGAAATAGAATCACCACCATATTTCATTATCGTATCAATGGCAGACTGGGAAAAAGCCGATCCGAAAACACCTTCATCTTTAATCCCAATGGTGGTATCAGAACCCTCAATCTTTAATTCCAACGTCAAATCATCCGGCGCATTATAAACTGTCCCCGCTCCCAATTGCTGTTTAACCGCATCTGATAACTGATTCCAGTGCACCAGATTGGAATCGCCCAAACCTTCAAAAAACGGCATCCTGTCAATACCATCTAAATAAAGTTTATAATCAATTTTGAGCGAATCCAGGCGAAGCCGATAAGGCTGGGCATTTAAGATCGAAGAGATTAAAAGAAATAATGTGATAATTATGATTCTCATATTACCATGAATCCTTTGCAAAATCCGTATCGCCGGCACTGATAATCCCGTTGCGGATTATCCTCACTTCCTGCGGTTCACCATCGTTTAAAACCGGCACTCCGTTCACATACAAAATATAAGTTCCGTTTGTGACCTGCCCCGGAAAGTCATACTGCCAGTTTATACCGGAATTTTGTACCAGTGAAATAAGATCCCCCGGAGCGGATCCGCCCTCAGGAAGCAGAGAAGCGGACAAACCGGACAGTTTTACATCATCGGATTTCCGGCGCAAACGGATGAAATTTGTTTTAATACTCACAAGAGACCGCCCCGTTAGGTAAGCGGCTCTTCGAATCTGTCTCTGAATGCCGCTTTTGTGGCCAGATTTTCAGCATCATATTCAAAAGGCACCGTTTCAGTATCACCGGAAGAAACAGACTCGTTAAATATCAGAATGGCATTCGGCAGAAAAATACACATACCGGAAACTTCAGAATAGAAAAATAAATCCTGTTCGATATTCTCGATCGCTTCATAGGCCGTAAAATCTTCTGCAGCAGATTGAAGTAAAATACCTTCTATATGTCCATTCCAACCCATGTGTTTTTTCTTTCCGTCATCCAATGGTTCCTCTTCCGTCGAGACCATAGTTAATTTAATCGTCTTATCCCGGCAATAACCCAGTTCGGTGAATGTGGCCAAAAATGTGGCAAAGGTGGCCGCATCGGGAGGCTGGGTATAGGCTTCCGGTGTCCGGTGAAGCACCCGGTAATGTCTTTTTAAAATTTTTGTTAAATCGCGATCCATAATTAATACTCCTTAAAAATAAGTTAGATGTCGTTAATTAGCATAAAAATATCCAGTTCATAGGTATGTTCAGTCGTTATCGCCTGGAATGTAATTTTATATTTTTTTCCGTCTTCCCCGCCCTGGATCTTGATGGTGATTGCCGGATTTAAGATTGTAGGATCCCCGGAAATAATAGTTGAAGTCACATCAATATCCGATGAATCGTAGGCAGTGACAATACTGGTTGCAAGAATTACTTCTCCGGATTCGATCGCGTTTGTAAAATCAGCCTTGATAGATATAGTTTCATCGCTCTGTTTTTTAAACAGTCTGGTCCGGATACTCTCGTCTAAATATTTATAAAATGTCAGCATTTATTTTCTCAATATTGTAAATAATAAAACCGCCAGGAATCCTATAACGATGATAATGATCCATCTTATATAACTAGGTGATGTATCAATCTCGATCGTTTCGGTAACCGTCGATTCCTGGTAAGCGACTTTTGTAACCTCGATATCATGAATCACCTGGCCGGAATCAATGCTTGTAGAGATTTCCAGTCCCACTGACGTGCTCTTATTGATCTGAATTGTTTCCTTCTTTTTAGGCAAATTAATGCGTTTGGGGATTTCGATTTTCACGGGCGTTGAATCGGAAATATAACCTTTAATATACCATTCCTTTGAAATATCGGATAAGTCCACTGTGTCTTTTATGCCGGCGTGATCGGAGGCAATCTCCACATCGCGGATCTCAGTAACGATATCCTTTTTTATAATTTTCGTGGTACATGAAACCAGTACAAAAATCAAAAATATTATTTTAAGAAACTTTAGCATAATGCATCCCGTATTCATCCCTGTACGCCTTTAATATTTCCCGGCGGTTATTACCGTCGGCCTTATATGAAACATGCACCCAGTCCGGTGTTTCATCGTCTCCGTGTTCCCAGATCAATTGATCGAATCCCAGTTCATTCTTTATAATTTCAAATAATATATGATTATCATTGACCGTGTCCAGATCTGCCGCTTCCCCGTCCATATGCTGGCTGTTTTTAGCGGCACCTGGTATAATGGAATTCAGCGCCAGACTGCGAAATCCACTGACTATATATACCGGTTTGCCATACCGGTTGCGCAATGGCTGCAAAACTTCGTCACAGAGTGCATCGATGGCGGCAATCTCCCGCGGGCCAGGATAGTTATCAACGCCCATTCTGGCCGCCGTGGGAGAGAAAACAAATTCCTTGAGGAAAAAATTCTCCGTCAGTTGCATTTTACTTTTTTAAAGAAACAGCTGTTTTCTTTATCGCATCGATGCCCAGGACAGCGGCGAATATATACAATGCAACTGAAATGATTTCAACCTGGGGAGCTGTCTCCGGAAGAAGAGCACCTACCAGAATTGGTACCCCGACCTTAAACAGGTCATAAATAAAATACTTCCAATTAAAATTCATGATATATCCTTTCGTGGTTTAAAATATGAATCTAACTTTTCCGAAATAATATTTAATGCCTTCTCAAGACCCTCCATTTTAGAAAGCAATACTTGACCGTCACCCTTTGGGAATGAATCCCGGTTCACTATCTCTTCCACTCTTCTTTCTTTTATCGTATCTCTTTTAATCATTTCCTCAACTTTTTGATATTGCGGCCGTTCATTAATATCGTTTTTTAATTTCCAGTAGGCTCCGGTTACCAAAACAATATTGACTACAATGATTATTATTAACTGTAATAAATGAAAATCAAAATTCATTCAGATATCCCAGTCATCTGTTTGATATGAAATCTCAAATGTTATTCTCGACTTCATATATTTCTTTTTCTCATGCTCTATAAACATATCAGAGCCAAGATACGCAGCTCCGATAATTAAGGCTCTTAATGCTGAATCAGCTTTCTTCGGCGCAAACGCAGTAAGAACATCTTGTATCATTTCACGCATGGCCGCTGGACTAGTTGAACCGGTGGCAGAAATTTCAACATCAAGATTAAGATTATGGTTTCCCGTCTCTTCATCATTAATATCATCAGATATATCCCCATATGACAATGCCGGTAATTCTTCATCAGCGATAGGTGAATCCCTAAATTCAAATACATTATTTCCCAAATCAGAACTAAATCCTTTTGCAATAGATATTGTTTTAAATTTAGCATCAACCAAATCCATTATTTCTTGCCGTTTTGACATCAGACCTTGTCCTCACTGATTAATATTCGTGTCACACCCTGATCATCTCCTTGATTTTCAATGACATAATAAGTAGTATCTTGGATTGTAAATTCACTGTCTCTATCAATATTTCCTACCTCTGATGTTCTGATTAATATCGATAGACTCGCTGATTCGATTCCCACACCCTCCTGCAGAGCCACTCCATATGATCGGTCAAAGAACGCCTTCAATGTTTCACTGGACTCACCGCCGTTGTAAGTATGGGTAATATCGATTGTCAGACCATCGGTAAAAATCGCATCGAGATCACTTAAAATCTGCTCATTTATAGTCATGATAAATTAAAGATTCGAATTCTATTTAAGCAGCCGGTTTTTTGGGTTCATCTTTTAATTTAACATGCCCTTCAACAGCCTTGGAAGCACTGATCATTTCATTGGCAAAATGCCGTTCAACCGTCAGATATTTTCCTGGTTCTATTTTCTTGCCTTCATATCTGAATCTGCGGGTAACCGTTATATCAATTTTTTTGTCAGCCATTTGAAACTCCTTGATATTTTTTAATTTTAAATAAGCGCCGGAAATTAAACCGGCGCTGTTTTTTTTAGTTATCAATAAGAATCCGTTTTATTGTGTATCTTTTATTATTGCCAGATCCCTATATTCAAGACCGGAAGGTTTTGTAAAGGCAACACTCCAGGTCAAAGTCGTGGATCCTATAGCCTGCCCGGCCAAAAACTCATAACGCATAAAAAGCCAGGTGGAATAAAGTAATTGATCAACTCCCCGAACGAGACCAAAAGTATCTATTACAGCAGTTGTTCCGACAGCATCGAGATCTGTGTCTGTCGTACCTGCTACCCAGGTTTCGGCATCCATGGAGTACTCAACAAATACATTAACATCTTCCACACCTGCCTCGGAACATATAAAACGTCCCAGGCCATAAGCCGTATTGACACCGCCGATATAAAATGCCTGGGTATAGTAAATCGTGCCGGTTCCGCTGTCCGAGAACGTGACAGTCCCATAATACAGAAGCTTCCCCGGCCTCTGGATCTCACTGACATCTTGATCATAATAGGTACTGCCAGCAAAGGACTGGCCCGCCAGGATCAGCAGAATAGCCAGAACAATAAATGAATATTTGAATAATTTCATCAGACATACCTCCTCTGGTATAGAATCGTTTTTCTATTTTTCTTTTATTAAAAGCCGCACATCAACCGATATTATCAATCGATATCATCGGAAGCCGAATAGGCTGCGGCATGGCGCACGCCGATATCGGCATCCTGGAAAGCGCGGACCACCAGACCACCGGAATCGCCGAGTGTCACTTCATCCAGTTTAATATCAAGCCCGGACCAGAATCCGATCAGGATCTGGCTCCATACACCGAATATCATCGTAGCTGCCGGTACCTGGTTAGAAACCTTTACTGGATATCCGTTCATCGCTCCATCTTTCTGCAGGAATTCTGCCGTGTTCGCTGATTTTTCCCTGGTTTTTAAAATCCCATTCACCGATGCCCGGGTAAGATAAGCCATCGAACCGACATCACCATTGGCTTCAGCCACGTCCGTTTCAAATTCCACGATCGCACCCCAATCAAGTGATGCACCGATAACATCTCCGATCCCGGATGTATTCAATATTCCTGTCGGCTGGCCGGAAAGCCCGGTTCCCGCAAGGGCGGCCAAATCTATCAACCGGGATAAAACGTTAACAATATCAGTCAGTGTTAAAGCTTCAACGGCCGGGCTGGATTGGATCTGCATTCTCCGGGTAATATCCACACGCGCACTCACTGTTTTGGGGCCCATGGCCAGTGTTCCGAATGCCGGTGTACTTGGGGTCGTATCGCCTCCTTCGGTAATCCAGTGTCCGGTCGCCGCCCCGATCTGTTTCGGTATGCTGATATCTCCGACTAATCCTGTAAGGGTCAGCGCTCCCAATTCAATGACGGCGGTCCTGGTCCGGAGCAAATCGATAAAACTACCGGCCAGATGCTCGGTACCGACCAATCCCGGCGCTCCCGTCTTGGTAATGGTACGTTTGGCATAAAGTAGATCTGAACGTACCAGAATATCATCGGGAACATAAAAACCACGCGGTTCTTTGCCCAACTTCTTGGCCAGTTCAATGCTGCATTCCCGTTCGAATCCCGCCTTGGTCCAGTCTTTTTTTATTTGCGCCTCGACGGCACGGAAAAAAGAGTAATTCTTGATCTCTTTTTCGGTCAAGCCTATGGTACCCATGGTCGTATCGATGTGCTTTTCCGAGACCAGTTTATCCATGGCTACTTTTCGGAAATTATCGACGATCGTTCCATCTTTGACCGCTTTTAAGGCTTCGTCGCGCATATTGAATTGCTCACCGATCGCAATTATTTCGATGGCTCTTTCCGCTTCCGTTTTCCGCGTATCTTCAATCGCCTTGTCCGCATCGGCTTTTACCCGGGCTTCTTCATCTTTTTTCTTTTTATCCGCCTCCGCGGTTGCGACCACTTTTGCGCGCTCTTCTTCCTGGATTTGTTTTCTTTCTTCTTCAGTCATTTCAAAGTTCCTCCTGTTTATAATTTTAACTTTATACTTTTTACCTTCCGGATCTTCGGATCTGCCCACTCCTACCGTTATATCGGCGGGCGTAGGTTCAAGGGAAATTTCAACAGGCTCCCAATCGGTTATCCGATATTCATCCAGACCTTCATCACTCTTTTTTTCCAGAATCATTTCGTGAATTCTGTAATCGGTCGAAGTAGTTCTCCTGATTCCATCTTTCACGTCCTGAAAGATTTCTTCCGCATAAGACGACTTACCAAAACGTGCTTTAGCATGACCGCGCCGGTCAGAGCCTATCTCTGCACCTTCGATCACGCCCACCTGTTTGGCTCTCTCATGCATTACCAGGAGTGGACCTGCTGTGCGCAGCCGGTCCAGTCTCACCGCTCCGGGAGAATGATCCAATATTTCCTTTCCCCACCATCTATCAACTTTGAATTCACTTGAAAAAGTCATATTGACTATGCGATTTTCCTCGTCAATATCTTCTTTCCTGATCTGGGAATATATCCGTTGAACCGGAAGTTCAAGTTCTTTAATTTTTTTCATTTTGGACCTCTATTTTTTCCAATGTTTCTTGTATTTTTGCCAGTGTTTCCAATAAATCCAGATCATAACTGACTTTAATACCATACTTTTTTCGCAGCTCTTCCTCATAAGATAATTGCTGATAAGTCTCTTCAAGATCTAAGCCCTTCTCGGCAGCTGCCATCGAACCGGTTTTTAATCCGGCCTTTATTTCGTTAATGGTTGACATGGAATCTTTTAGGGGATCAACCCACTGCCATCCCCGCGGCTGCCATCTGGTCTGGATCCAGCGATCGAAATCCCTGAAAGTAAGTTTCACGGCGCCGGTCAATATTGCCATCTCCAGCCATTTTTCGAAAACAACCTGGTGAAAATGTTCTGATATCCAGGCCTGGATATCCCGCCAAACATCCCTTTCATCCAGGACACCGGCTCGAATGCTGGAATAATTGACACCCTCTAAATCATTGGACAAAAAATTATAACTGACATCTACCCCGGAGGCGATTCCCCGGAGTAGCGCCTTAATAAAATCCTTATAAGCTGTTGTCGGATGCTGAGGATCATTTTCTTTAAATCTCAGACCATAGGGCAATAACTCATAATGACCAGCTTCCGCCTCCTGGATCGGGCTACCTTGGCCACCCTCTTCCGTCGTATCATCTCCGGGATATTCACCTTCCCCTTCTCCTTTTTCATAATAATAAAAACCGTTTTTTGCAGCTCCCATTCGCGCTGCAACCAGTTCTGCTTCTTCATAGGCGCCGATCATATTCAGACGGGTAAGGGCGGCATGCATCCAGGGTATTCCCCTTCCCTGGCTGATCCGGATGGGAAGGAAAATATGAAGCATATCATTGGCATCAACAGGAATCCTCTCGCCATAGGATTGGGTAAAAAACAAATCGCCAGGATGACTCGGATGGATCCAGTATCTTACCGGCCGGTTCCATTCATTATATTCGATACCCATCTTAACCTTATTTCCATTTGGTCTGGTGTCATTATATCTGTCATCCAAATGATCGGCTTCTAAAAGCTGAAGAGCGAATCCAAAATCGTTATCTACTTTCCGAATAAAACGCACCAGAACTTCACCGTCCCTGGCCGTGGAACCCATCACCAGGTTCTGGACATCACGGAATGAATACTTTCCGGATATCTCGCAGATCCCTTTTTTAGACCAGGAATCAAATCCCTCCTCGATTTTAATTCTGGCTAATTGATCGGGCTTATTATTATCGGTTTTGGCTATGCTCTGCAGGCGGATCCCATTCTGTCCGATAACATTTGTTTTTACCATACGGATAAACTTCTTTGCATAATCATTATTATTGGCAAGTTCCCGGCTCCTGGCCCGCAGCGCCCGTAAATCATTCCTTAATTCAGCATCGGCGGAATAACTGGTTGAGGGCCAGGATGAATAAAGCCTGCCTGTATTCGCACCGCTGAAATTTCTCCGGCGCATTTTGGAATAGCCGAGCCTCTTTAATATTTTATCTATCATCAAAGGTAATTACCTCAAAACCTTACCAGAATTTTTCTCGGATTATCCAATCCCAGTTTTACATTTTCTTTAACTTTCAGATTATTTAATTCCCTTTTTAATCGGTCTTTGAGATCCATTAATTCTGTGATCGGGATTTTTGTTATCTGGCGGCCGGCGATGGAATAATTTTCCACGTCCGATGTAATACGTCCGGCGATGAATGATTCGATTGCGCTGATATGCGTTTGCAAGTCTTCAATGGTCCAGGCCATATAGTCCTCAAAATGGTTTGCCCATAATATACTATTGCAAAACCCTGAATATCTGGGTACCCCAAAACTAGCAAGCAAAATGACATCTGTTTTTTAAGGACTTAGACCTGATTTTTTTTGAAAAAAAGTTAAAAAGTGGTCAAAAAAGGGAGTTTTGGGAGGTTTTGGGGTACCCAAAAACCCCCTATATGAGGTTTTTGGGTACCCTAAAACTAGATGCAGATTAAAAAAAGTTTAAAAAAAGTTCACTTTTTATCATAATGTGACGGATAAACCGCTTTTTTCTTCCATGCGAAGGTAAAAATCAAGTGCTTCCTGGTAAACATCACTTAAATTTCTTTCCTTTTTACGGGCAATTTTTTCCATTCCCGTCAGAGTATTTTGATAACATTTCACCCGCGGGAGATGTACTTTCGGATTATCGGTTTTCGGTCTTCCTCCCCGTCCATTATCATTTGATCTATTCATGTTTTCCAGCCATAAGCCCAGCTGTTTTTCCGCCTGGGTCTTTTTACTGTATTAGATTTTTTAGTGACTATCTCCGGATCTTCTTTTGTTTTTTTCTTCCTGGAAAAACTTTCGGCAATCTTCTTGAACATTGGATTCAAGATAATCAATGCTGCCAGGTTATAAACTCTAATATCCAGAGCTTCATTGCGCTGGCCCGGTTTTTTTACCCATACCCTATGCGGAAATCCCCTGGTATATTTCGTCGTTGCCTTTTCCGCGGTTAGCTGGGAGAAATATTCATCATCATAACCTTTGGGAAAATGCATATATCCAGGCCCGGGATCCTTCATTTTTAGCCTGGAAAAAATCAATTCCTTTGCCGTATCGGTACCGACGGTAAATAATTTAATCCGGGCTTTATTTGATTTTGACGGCCGGGAAACAATCGGCTTTCCCGGTGTGTTCGCTCCTTTAATCGCATAAATCCTCCGGAATTCCTTACCCTTACAAAATGCATATACCTGATTAGTAAAATGGCCGCCGGAATCTATGCACGTGCAGGCAATTCTCAATTCAAGATCATCCTCATGTCTGTAAGTTGAGGCCAGTTTCCTGTCCAGGTCATCCCATACCCTTCGCCTTCCCGGATCCCCGTGGATAATAAAATATTCGATTCCCCAGGATTCCTCCCCTTCACCGTAGGCAACGATTTCGCCTTCTAATCTATCATCCTGGACGTCAACGCTGGCTATCAAAACAAGTCCACCTTTAGGTACCGGGGCCTTATATTTTTCACGCCTGGCATATAGATCCATTTCGCTTAATTTAAAGCCTTCCTCTTCCCAGGTTTCTCCCAGGGAAGTATTGACAAATGCTTTCAACATTTCCGGATTGTCTTTTGATTTTAAAAAATTTGAAACCATCTCACTTAATCGTATCCAGGGAGAATAGATTTCATTCAAATGAAAACCGGCGACAAGATTCTGTTCCGGAGTTTTTCTGGTTATCTGCCACTGGCCATGTCTTATGGCATTCCAGCGTTTGGCATCATCCCACAAGTTCCCGCAAAATTCGCATTTATATTTAGTTGTATGCGGCAGGTTTTTTCCGTCATCGTCTTTTAACCAAGCGATATTTGACCATTTTAAAAATTGCGTTTTTTTGCATTTAGGACAGGAAACGAAAAATCTTCTCTGGTCCGATTCTTCCCAGGCTGCCTCTATACGGCTCAAACCTTTTACGGTTGGGGTTGAAATAAGAAGATTTACCCGGTTCCAGAATGTCGCCGATCTTTTAAGCGCCAGGCTGACCGGATCTCCTTCGCTGCCGGCGCTGGGCGGATACTTGTCAATCTCATCACACAAGACCACTCTGATCGGCCGGGATGCCAGCGATGCCGGAGAATTGGCGCCGCATATCGTAACGTGACCACCCGGGAATGATTTATGAAGAATCGTATTATCTGAATCCCTGGTTTTTGATTCTTTTATTTTTCCCTTCAGGATATCACAATCCCTGATCATTGGCGTAAACCGGTCCTTTGACCAGGTCATCGCCATTTCCAGAGTAGGCTGTATGACCAGGATCGGAGCCGGATCCTGGGAAATAAAATAACCGATGATATTTCCGAGTGTCTCCGTCTTCCCGATCTGGGCGCAGGTCATTGCCACCACCTGTTCGATGTCCGGATCATTGATGGCATCCATTATACCGCGCTGATATTCCGCGCGGGACGTATGCCATCTCCCGGGCTCCGCCGATGCCTTGGAAGAAAGGACTCGATATTTATCCGCCCACTCCGAAACTTTTAGCATGGGTGGCGACTTGAATATTTTTGTTCGTTCTGCTATATAATTCAAACTTTTTTTATCCTTGATAATTCATTTAATGCTTCATGTAATTCCGGATCAATGATTGTTTTAATCCTCTTAATTGAACGGAGTCCAATTAAAAGCGGCGCAACTTTTGCTGAAATCGCCAATATTCTGGTTCTAACCAAACTGATAATTTTCTGATCGTCTTCAATAACTTTATCAATAGGTATCAATTTACCTCTAAGGACATCAAGATCAATTTCTTTAATTTGAACATCTATTCTCTTTAATTCAGCTTCTGCAATTTCCTTTTCTCGCCTCGCCCTTTTGGCTTCTTTATCTATGTCCCCCCAAATATTTCTTTCATATTCAATTCTATAATTAATATATTTTTGAACTGACTTCTTTAAATTATATTTACCCCTGGGACTGTGATCCAAAATATCCAGTTCCGATAATTCATATATTCTTTTAATTGAAAGATTAAGAATTTCAGCCAACTCAAGTTGAGTAATTTCAATATCTTGTATTTTCTTTTTTTTCTCATTTATCATATATTTTTTTATTATTAAACCGGAACCGGAACTGCCTTTTTAAAAAGGTGCATAACTGAGGCTATTCTGCGCTCATGTTGACCA